TTAATGGTTCTTGGCGGCGCGGTGCATCTTTATCGCTGTCTTCACGCCCCAAATTATTGCGTATATACCGAACGCGCCGACGACTGCCAAATATAGCCAATCCCAAAAAGTGAACTTCGGCTTTTCCTCGGTCTTGGTTTCGGCTGCTTCCTTATTGTTGGCTTCGACGTCCTGTTTTATTGCGCTGTCTTCGGTCGCCTTCTTCTCGGCCTGGGCTTCGGTGCGGGTCTGCTCGTTCTTTTTCCCGTTCAATACTGCCCGGCCTTTGGTTACGCTCTTTACGTTAGGGGGCTTCGCCTTCTGCCCTTCCTCGGTAGCGGCGGCCGCAATTATGGCGTTAAGCCAATCCGGGGCCGGGGAGCTGTCGGAAGGAATGGAAGGAACGCCGCCGGGGTAAAACTCCACCGTTGCGAAGTCTATTACCACGTTCCGGCGTTCGTCGGTCGTTACGTTGGTAATTACCGCCGCCTTTTCGGTGGATCCGGCGTGGTGCTGTTGCTCGGTCGTCGCCGTAAGCTGCGCTTCGGCTGCTGTGTTGGTCGCTACCGTCTTCCGGCTCGTCGAACAGGCGGAAGCAAGCAACGCAAGAACGACTATAAGAATTTGGGCTACTCGGTTCATACGTCGGGGAAGGTTACGGTTTTTTCGGGTATGCTGTTGTAGGTAAGGCTTCCGTACTTGATACGGTTAAGCCTTTTAAGCCAGCCGTTCCTAAATCTCCTTTGGGAAGGGTTGGCGGCTACTATGCCTTCAATGAAGGCGACGCGGGCGGCCTTAATCTTGTCGAACAGGGCGCGGGGGTTCTGCGCGTTGATGGCGGCTAAGGTCTTGTCGCCTACAATTCCGTCCACCTTCACGCCGAGAAGTTTCTGAACTTTCGTAATTCCGTGCTTGCCGGACGCCCATACCCAATCGACGACAATGTTAGCGACTGACTGCGACGCTATGCGGTCGGCTTTCCACCGGTTCCAATAGTGCGGACGCATTACGCGCTCTACCGCGTCGTTGTCGCTTATCTTCTTGAGGTCGTCTACGTCGATATCGCCGTCGCCGTCCTTGTCGTAGCCTACTTGTCGCCATGTGGCAATGGTTACGCCTTTGTTTGTTGCCCCGCCCCGGTCGTGGGGGTCGTTCACATAGCCGCCTTCGTGCGACAAAATGAACGGGGCTAAAATTCCTAAATTTGCCATGTGTTAATGGTTAGTTGTTGGTTTATTCTTCTATCTCGGTTTCTGCTGTCGACTTGGTGCCGGGTTTGTCGGGTATGTCTTCGAGCGCGTCGTCTATCTCCTTGCGCCCTATCAACTTGAAGAAGTTGAAGCGTTTCTTTATGCCCTTATACTCAAAATAATTATTAAGGCAGCTTGATATCTCAATGCCGTAAATTATTAAAAGTAAGGCCATCGAAACGACGGGAATACCTAAGACGACGCCGACGGAACGCCCGCAAAGTCCGGCTAATGTTACCCAGCAGAAGTAGTCGGCCATTTTGTTAATGGTTCGCCGCCACGCTGTCGAACCTCGTATTTCCTCGCCCCGCTTGGCCGCCTTCTTAATGCCGAAACGAAGGTCGGCAATAATAAGGGCGAGGCCGAATAGAAGCCACGGGGTAAGGCTGTCGTAGAAGTCCGCCAACGCTCCGCCTATCGACGCAAGAAGGTGGCTAAAATAGTCTTCTGTCATTGTTGCTTTTGCGGGTTGGGTTAGTCGTTGCCGCCGAGGTCTGCCTTAACCATAGCCTTGATTTCGGCTACTCTTTGAAGGTGTGCGGTATAGGCGGCTTCGGCCTTCTCTGCTTCGTCGTCGTCAAGAAGTCCGGCGCGGGCGGCGTTGTAGTCGTTAATCAGTCCGAACTCTTCCGTTTCGGAAACTTCGGCGCGAATGACGGCGCGGGTTATGTCCTTGTAATTGGGCGTTCCCCACAGCTGCACCGTGTCGCAGTCGTAGGTCGTGCGGGTCTGCGGCGTGGTGTCTGCCACGTCCACGCCTTCGGCGTCGTCTGCGGCGGCCTGGGGTTCCACATCCTCGACGCGCTCCACGATGTTGTAGTTGTAGTAGTACGCGCCGTTACCGAGTGGCTGAATAGCCAACGGTCTAACGTCTGAATTTGATTTCATACGGGCTTATTTTATTAAGTTTGTTAATAAGGTATTGGCTATCGCTGTATTTTAGCCAACCCCACCACGGCGCAATAGCCTGTAAGAAGTCTTCCCGTGATATAGGGTGCTTGGCTTTCCTCAACTTGGCAATTTTCCGGCAAAGGCTTCGCTTTATTCCCTTCCTTATCCGTGTTTCGTTCAGGTAAAAGACGAAGCCTAAAAAGTCAATGCCCCGGCCGTGCTTGTCGCTGCTGTCTAAGGCTACCGGGAAAATTTGCTTATTCCGCTTTACTTCTATCCGTAGTTTTACGTTAGTGTAGTCTTCGATGTCCGCTAACAAACGGTGCAAAAACTCTTTGTCGTTGGAAAGTATGCCAAAATCGTCGGCGTAATTTATAAGCCACTTAACGCCCTTCTTCTCCTTCAAGTAATGACAAAGGGGCGTAATATATAGGTTCGATAAGTAGGGGCTTATAGGACTACCCAACATAACGCCTTTCTCGCTGTCTATAATGGCGTCCAAAACGCGCAGGATCCGTTTGTCCTTTATGCTCCTTCGGACGATGCCTTTTAGAACGTCGTGCTTTATTGTCGGGTAGAACTTTCGTATATCAAGTTTAAGGCAATACACCGGGCCGCCTTTGCGGGCTTCCTGTATGTAACGGCGCATCTTAAACGCCGCCGGAAGTTGCCCGCGTCCTCTTATGCCGCAGTAACTATCGGAAATAAATACCTTATCCCAAATCGGGCGAAGGGTCAAAAGCAGGGCGCGGTGTATTATCTTATCGGGAAATTCGGGAACTATGGTAAGAAGCCGTTCCTTCCCGTCATTGATTGTTACGTTGTAAGTTGGCGACGGTTGGAACTCGTCGCGTTCAAGCAAAGAACAAATTACGCCCGTGTTTTCGGGCTTGTATTTGTCCGACATCCGGGCGGCGCGGTCTATATTGTCCGCGCTGCTGAACTCTCCGTATAGGTTGCCGTGTCGTTTCACTTCTTTGCTTTGCTGATTACTTGGCGTTCTTCGGCGGAAGCCTACCAAAAGCCATTAATAATTACTATTTTTCGCCGTGGGGCGGGGTCTTTGCCATTCTAAGTATGTTGCCCTTATTTCTAAGGTTATCAGTAATTCCGGGAGCCGATGTTCGCATTCGTATTCGAAGCCGCGTTGTTCGTATTCGCGTTCGCAAGCCCGGCATTCGCGCCGTTGTTCGCGTTCCCGCCGAACAAAACGCCCGTAGGCAAACAACCCAATTCGTTTTATTCAAAGTAGTAGCGCGTTCCCGAAGCTCGCATAGTTACTTTTCGCGGGAAGGCGTTACGCTTCTTAATCTCACGAAGGACGTACTTTATTTCGGTCGAATTGGTAAAGAACTTTTCCTCCTGGCCCGGCTTGTCGGGGCTATTGTCCGGGTGCTTTATCTTCACTAAGAAGCGTTCCGCCCCGAACTTCGTCTTAACTCCGTCGATGAAGTCAAGAACGTAGAAGGAAAGGTTAATTAACTTCTGCTGCGTCGTTTCGTGGCAGTTGAAGTGCTTGTTATTTTCGTCCTGCGGAATATTCAAGAAGGCGAGCGTTCCGTCGTCCTGTGTGGGGTTTGTTTCGTTGCTCATTTTATTGGTCTGATATTGACCCCAACCGCCGAATAGACGGGGCGCGGCGGTTGGGGCGTGTTAACGGGTTTTCGTTGTCGTAAGGGGTTCGGGTTACGCTGCGGGTATAAAGCAAAGCCGGGAGCCGAAGTTCGCATACGTATACGAAGCCGCGTAGTACGTATTCGCGTTCGCAAGCCCGGCAGCCGCGCCGTTGCTCGCGTTCCCGCCGAACAAAACGCCGCGCATTGCTGTGCCGGACGTCGGTATATTGGTATAGAAGTAGTCCGCGAAGTAGGTAGTAGAACCGCCGCCCACCTCTACGGGCATATTCTCGCCGTACTCGCCCGCCATGATGCGCTTAACGTAGCCTTCCGAACGGGGTAAGTTGCCCCGGTAGTCGTAGTCGTTGTAGCTGCTGTCTTGGAACTTCGCCGGGTCGTTGCAAACGTAGAACTTCGACAGGCCGCCGTCGGCTTCGCTCTGTATCTCACACTTACAGCCGTCCGTCCAACTCCAAATGTGGCCGAAGGGGTTTTCTATTCCTCGGTAACTCGGAACGTGGGCGGTGTAGGTAATGCCCGCGCCGTTGTTTATGGTATAATAGACGACGCCGGAAGCGTTACCGAGCGAATTGGTAGTACCGCAGGGAATGAACGGGTAATAGCCGTTATAGGTGTTCCAATTCCCGGATGAAATTTCCGTAACGCCGGGGCCGAGGCCGCCCTGCTTGTAGCCGTTGGCGTCCGGCTGTGCGTCAAATGCGGCCTGGCAGTTAAGGTTGGCGTACTCTATGACGAAAAGCCAATAGGTTGCCAACTGCGCGGCGTATAGGTCGCAGTTCCAACCTTTGCCGTTTAGTCCGGCTGTGCCACGGTTTCGGGCGTAGTTGCGGAAATTGGTAAGGGAAATTTGTGTAGCCGGAAGTCCGAGGAAAGTTCTATATGTGCCGTCGTAAGAAGCGTTATTGTTGCCCCCTCGGAAAGCGGCGGTAGTGTTGACTACCGAAGCCAATTTAGGCGTAGCCGCTACGGTGCGGTCTACGGTTGCTTCGTATGCACTGCGGTACATGAGGGGTACTTGGTGGAAGCCGGGCAGTGGGTACTCGGAAATAAGGGCTACGATGTCGTGTCCGTCGAACTCAAACTTTCGGTAGTGCTTCGGGATTTCTACCATTACTTGACCGTCCGCTCCTGTAAGGTTTGCGGCTGCTCCGTTGTCGCGCTTGGTGCTGTCGGTCGGGTGTAGGTAGTAAGCTACCGTTCCGTTGTCGCGTAGAACACAGCGGCGCATCCTTGACTGAATAGGTAGCGAAGTATGAAGTTCCGGGCGGCCGATACGCTCCAACGTAGTAGCTGCTACGGTCTGCTTTATCCTTACACCATAATAGTAGTCGTAAGGGAATTTCGGCGTTGTGTCGCCTATGCCTATTATTAAACCCATAATTATAAGGTTGTTTTAATAGCCCCAAATAAGGGCGGTTGTTTGACTTGTTTTCTTTATCTCTCTGACGATTTCCGGGTTCCACCCGGTTGTAAAGCGCGTGGCTATAAACTCGCCTTCGGGCATCCCCCAAAGGTTGACTTCAAGCACTACGGCCGCTTCTCCGTCGTTCTTGACGCAAAAAGGTGTATCAAGTCGGAAGTTCCCGGCGGAAAAATCCACCGGGCCTATTACCGATACTTGTGCGCTTACTACGTCGCCGTTCCTGTTTGTCATGTCGTATAAAAATTTGTTGGTGCAAAGTTACTTTATATGCGTCTTAAAATGATACGTCGCTAAATATCCGTGAAGTGTTTATAGGCTTTGCCGTGAATGAAGCCAATAAAACACTATTTAGCGGTGTACCGGGTCGTGCTGTTTAGGTGCGGAAGTTCAGGCAATAGGCGTTATATTGGCTTCCGTCGTAGACTAAAAGATATTCGCAAATATCCCCGGCGGCCATATTCGCTTTGCCGCTTTCGTAGCCGCCGTTATTGTTACGTCGGTATGGGTATTGGTCGGTGTCCATCACATTTTTATTATTGCTCTTTACGAATGTGTTGCGCCCACAAATGTAGCCTGTTTGGGTACTATTGGGGTCCACTACCATAGTGAAGCGGACGGCAAAAGAGTCCGTAGTGCCGATTCCTAAAATCTCCCTTATTGTGCTTCTTGTCGGTAGTCCTATTCCGCTGTTGCTGTAAAGGAACTTTGCGACGATTCGCAGGGGTGTGGGTTTGGTTAGGTCGCCCGGAATGTGGCAAGTATTTACCGACGGCGTTATTTTGGCTATTCCGTAGCTTTCCATAACCGTGTCCGTTATTATGTTGCCTTTGGCTGATAACGCTATGTTGGTTAAACCGCCGGAAACATTCAAAAGAAGCCCATAGTTTGTTCCGTATGGGTTTGGCGTGGAATTGGTAAAACGTCCTAATCCCACCATACCCAATGATAAAGGCAACACGTTTGTACCTATCGAAGCCCAGCAATGGGAATTGGCAAATTTTATGAAGTCGCCGTATAATGACAATCCGTTGCCTGTTGACGATGTGCCGCTTGCTGCTGTGCCTATTCGTCCGCTTCCTATCTCAAAGCCGCCAATAGTGCCGGAATTGGCGTAAATCGTTCCCGAAATAGTAGCTTTCGTAGCGTAAAAACTGCCGTCTTGAAGTACGCGGTACGGTGCGGTAAAGCGGTTAGCCTTGCTTGCGCCGGCCCAAATGCGTACTTTTCTTTCCTCGGTTTCGTTGGCGGCTTCGTTCTCGCCGCCTGTTACTCCGGCTACAATGCTTTGCGAATTTTTATTAGCAAGCTGCACCGTTCCGGCTGTAATGATTCCTTTGTCGATGGTTACTTGGGTATTGTCGTAAAACGTGGCTTCCGCCCAATCGTTAGAATTGAAGCCGGAAGCGCGGGCCGTAATACATCGGTAAAGGTCTTTACGCGCTACCCCGGTGCTATCCGTCCATGCTCTTAGCCAAAGGTCGCCAATGTCGTAAGGCCCGGAAGGTGTTTTTACAAATACCTGTCTTTTCCTGTCGGCTGTGTCCTGTGCATGGCTTGCCGCTTCGTGTGCGTCGATTGCCTTTTGGTCTTCTATTTGGCTCCAAAATCCGCTATCTAAGACGCTACTATAAACGTATCGCCAAAGCGTTTTAGCCGCTGTGTTATACCATAAATCCTTGTTGTGCCTTGCTCTTTCGGCGGCGGTCGTCCAACTTGCAGCCGGGTCGGTGGTTTGGTACCAACATTCTATTTTGCCATCTATTTGGTCGGTAAGGTCGCCCACGGTGTCGGCGTAGCTTCCGTTAATGAAGTTTGTTAACGCGCTGTCGTCGGTATATTTTGATGCGCGTTCCCAATCGGAAGCGGTATAAGCCCCCGTAAGACGTTCTTTTATGCAGCGTAGAATATGCCCGGTGCTACCCTGTACCCACAAATCGCCGACGTGATAAGGGGTGTAAGGTGTGGAAACGAAAATTTTAGCCTTGTCGTTCGCTGCGTCGAGCGCGTCCTGTGCCAACGCTAACGCTTGGGCTAACTCGGTGTCTTCAAGTTCTTGCCAAAAGTAATAATCTTTCGTTGAAAGAGCCGCGCCGGGCTTCGGTCTTACCTTGCCTTTGATATATCGCCAAACCTTGCCGGACGTGGTGTTATAGTAAAGGTCGCCGAGGTGCTTTTCCTTCTCGTTGTTATTCCCGGCTGCTTTGTCTGCGTCCGCCCATTCCTTCGCGGGTTCGTTGGCTTCGGCTAACGGCGCGGTACTCAACGGCGAAGGATCCACTTCGTAAAACCATTGTTCTATAACTCCATCTAACTGCCCTTGAAGGTCGCCCAATATGCCGGGCAGGGTGTTGTTGATGTAGTCTTTTAGTTCGTCGGTCTTCTCCTGCACGTCCGTAAGGTCGTGGTAGTTGCCGTCCGTGCCGACGAAGCGGATAACGCCGCCTATCTCGTCGTTATCCAAATCGAAGTAGCACTTACCGCCGCCGCTGCTCTCTATTCGCCCGGTACGAAGGAAACGCCCGTTTATAGTCGTGCTTCCGTAGGTAAGGCTTACCAATCGTCCGGGATTCTTGCCCCCGGCGTCGGTTACGACGCTGTTAAGAACTCCTATAAGGAAGTTGTAATACCCGGCTTCCTGTTCCACCTTTATAGCCTGCGTGGAAAGGATAATATGTCCGCCCGCGCCCGTGGTGGAACATTTGGCATAAATGAAGTAGGCTACCGACGGGCTAAGGTTGGTATATGTCGCCGCCGCTAATACCCACGTCCGTATAGTTTCTTCTATGGCGTAATGAACGAGTCGCCCGCTTGAAACATATAGCGCGTTCGGGTTCTTGTTGTAGTTCGGTTGGAACGTAATGTTTTGGAGCGTGAATTGGGTAGACTTCGCGCCAACGCTCAACATCTGCGTTTCAATCGAAAGAGGCTTTATTTTCTCGCTGTAATAGTCGCCTTCCGGGTCAAAAACCATATTTAGCAGTTCTTGGGTCGCAAGCCAACGGCGGCGGGCCTTCGCGGGGTCTGCTAACTTGTTTATGGTTATAACTTCGTTGATGTCCTCTATATCGTTAATGACGCGGACGGTAGTAGATTTCGTTACGGTGTCGCTTAGGGTAATGTCGTAGGAGTGCCGCTTCAATAGGTTGCGTTCTATCCTAACTATTCGTACCGCCTTGCTTACGCCGATGTCCTCGTCCTCGACGTTAATATAGTCGCCGACGTGCAAAATCTCGGTTTCCACCTCGCGCCCGAACATCGCGGTAAAGAAGTCTTCCGCTATGGTAAGTTTATAACTTACTTGTGGCTGGGTCATAGCCGGGAAGTCCTTGTTTGCCGCTTCTAAAAGTTTGTTTTGGGCGGCGGTTATATAACTTTGGGGCAGTTGTATCTCGGTAATAATATACTCGTCGTTAACGCTAATTTGGAAGGCTCCGGCCGTAGCGGACGGGAATACCATACCGTTTTCGTCCGTGAAGCGTTTAAGTACGAAGGTTCGGGTAGCATGGTCGTAGGAGTGTATGTCAAATTCGTAGCCCGCCAACTGCCCGGTTTGGAACTTGACTTTTGCGGCTACGTCGCCCAATAGGTAAAGGGTGCTTCCGTCGGATCCTTTGGCGTTAAGGTCGAACATGGCGTTATCTCCCTGCGTGGTGTCCGAAAAGGTTATTTCGTCCGCGCCGAGGGCTGTTACCTTGCCGACGCGCTCTGGCTTAATGTCGTATAACTTTTCGTTTTCCTTCGTGCCGTACTTTGCTTTCGCGGTGGCGTCCTCTAAGTATGAAGTAAGGCGGTCGGTGTCGGGAAGGCACAGGCGCGTATGTCCGTAGTTACGTCCGAGGTTATCCTGGCCCCCGTAGACAAAAAGGCGCGTAGTTATCCCGGCGTTGTTGACGTTGGTGCGTTTAAGGTTGTAAAGCCCTTTACCCCGCCCGTAACGAAGTGTAAACGGGTGGGTAATTCCGGCCTTCTCCTTAATGTTGATAGTATTGAAGCCGTCGCCGGGTGTTATCTCAAATTCTACGCCCCATTCGCTACAAATGTCTTGAAGGACTTGTAGGCAGTTCCGGCTTGCCGTATTTATGTTTTTGTAGGCTGTCGCTCCTGTCGCCGGGCAGTCGCCTAAATGCCACTTATTCGGCTGTACGCGGTTGGCGTTCCATACTAATACGGTCAAATGTCCGCGTAGGTCGCTGTAATAGGTGTCGCCGTAGGCGTCCGGGGGCAGCTTATATTGTGCGTCTATTAAATCGTACTGCAAGCCTTCAAACGTGATGTCGTACTCAAACCGCCGTTGCCCGTTTTTCGTGGGCTGCGGCAGTTGGTTCGCCTTGTATGTGCGTCCGTAGACTTCTATACGGTCGCCTATGCCGACGGGAAGGGGTACGGCTGACGAAACGCCAATAGTTACCGCGTCGTCGGAAAGTAAGGCGGTTTTTTGGGTCGCCTTACTGATTCCGCTGACGTTCTTACGGCTGAAAAGCGGCGTTTCGCTTCCGTCCGCGTGGTGGATTATAATCTGTTCCATACGATGATGCCGTTGGTGGAAAAGTCGGTTATTTCCTCGACTACTCCGGCGACAATGACGTAGTAAACGCCGTTTTCGGCGTAGGTGTGTTTTAACGTCTTAGTCCCGGTATAGTCGCCGTAGAGGTCTTCGCTAACGGTTCCGTCGCCCCAATAAACCGTAACTACTTTGTCAGTCTTCAGGGCTATGGTAACTTCGCGGCTCGCCTCGTTGATTCGTTGGTGGCGAACTACGCGCTTCACGGGGTCGGGTTCGCGTAGTTTAAGGCTAAATGTGCCTATCATCTTGTCGTCGTGCCAACGCTTCGACGGGGCCACGCCGTCGGAAGCGTAGACTTCGTAAAGTAGCGGCTTCGTCGGGTGGATGCTTATCATAAGGCGGGCGGTTCCGTCGGCTTGTAGAAGTTCGTAAAGTCGGTTCATTCGCTCCACGAAGTCTATTTTACCCGAAGCCTTGCACCAACAATTAAGCGTTATTTCGCGTTCCTCATAACGTTTGTTCTTGAGGTCTACTACTTTGCCGTGGTAGTCGGGCCAATCAATCGACGCCGCCATTTTTAATTTTGGTTGGTCTATGACACCCGTAGAGCTTTCCACCCTTATACCGAGGTCGCGGAAGTTGCTCCCGCTAAGGTAGTATTCAAGTTGCGAAACATAGTTAAGGCTTTCGGCTATATCGTTGTCCGAAAGGGCGACGTTATAAACCTTAACTTCGTCGAGGTCGGCGTAGGCGTATTCGGTGCCGTAGACGTCTTGAAGCAGTGCTATTCCTGTAAGTGCCCCCGGTAGGGTTATACTTCCTATTTGCTGCGTATCAAGAAACAGGGTAACGATATTTCCCAATTTTCTAACGCATAGGTAATACCAACCTTCCGGCGCAACCTCTATCCACATTTCGCGGCTTCCGTCTAATTGCGCGGTATTACAGAACAATCCGATTCGGCGTGCTGTTGTTCCGTCGGCGTATGTATTGGGTCTTATCCACGCCAAAATAGTGAAGGCCCCGGTTAATGGGATTATATCGGCCGGAATTTCCGCGTAGCCTTCGCCGGGGAAGCGTATGCAGTTGCCCTGTTTGCCCGCCACGAAAGGACAGCCCGTTATTTCGGCGTCGTGGCGGTTAGCCGCGAAGTCGTAGGCTACGGTAGAACCGTCCGCTTCGTCGAAGGGAAGGTTTAATATTAAGTTCTGTTCTAATGCCATATTACTTTCGTTTGTCGGTTGTTTTTATGGTCGCTTGCTCCGTGGCCTGGGTTCTGCACTCTCCGCCGTGAAGGATGACGCTTACCCGTGCGTTGTCGCTTGCTATTACTTCTACCTTCGCGCCGCCGGAAATGCTGACGACGACAAAGGCGTTATCTTTTGCCGTGATGGTTATCTCGCTTTCGCCACGCGCCGAAACGGTGGCGGCATCGAAGTTACTATATTCCGCCTTCCCGGTTGCTCGGTCGAAGGCGATAACACTTCGTAGACTTTTCGCCGCTACCTTGTCGTCAGCGCAATAGACGCCGAAGCGGGCGCGTATGTCGGCGAACTCCGCCCGAAGTTCCGGCGAAGGGTAGTTATTTTCTTCGCAGAAGTCCTGACCCTTGATGAAAAGGGTTATAAGGCGTTCTTTCGACGTGGCCTTTAAGATGAAGTCGTACCACTCCGAACAAATGCCTTTGGCTTTCGCTTCGGTGGCTAATGCCTTCTTTAATTGGTTTAGTTCCATTGTGTATGGGGTTAATCGGTTATTCCTTGAGAGCGTAAGTCTTCTTCGTCGTCTATTCCTAAGCGGCTAAGTATGCTAAGAAGGGAAGCTGCTATATTCCCTAAGCGGTTATCCATGCTTGTAAGACGGGTTAACTGCTGCCGGAATATTTCAATAGATACGACTTGGTTTTGTCGTACTGCGTTGGTCTGCCCGGCTAATAGGTCTATACTTTCTTGGCTTGCTCCCTTAATCGCTCCGCTTAGGCTCGTCGGGTCGCTGTCGTCCAATTCCGCGAATAGGTCTTTATACATTTCCATCGCGTTCTTGAAATTCGCCCCGGCTGCGGCTACGGCCTCCTTAAATCGTGCCTGTTCCTCCGGGGTAAGCCCGTCGAAGCTGCCGTTTCCTTCCTCGTCAAAGCCCATATCTTTTTGAAGCTGCTTAATCGCCTGTTTCAGGGGCTTCTCCAAAAATTGAAGTTTTAGGGCGTTGGCGACGGCGTTTTTAAGGACGTCGTTAGCAATGTCGCCGAAGGCTTTGGCGGCGTCCTCGCCACTCTCGAAGGCGTCCATAAGTGCGTCTTTGAGTTGGTTCGCCAACTCCCCTGCGGAAGTCTGCGTTATACTCTTGGTTATTTCGCTTATGATGTCTTCTATTTGTCGGTTGGCGTCGGCTATGCGCTCTTGGTATTCTTCCACCTTGCCCCAATCGGTATGCTTCTTCGATTTTTCGTCGTTAATCATACCGTAAATTTCGTTCTGCTGTTGGCGAAGGTTAGCAATTAGGGCGTTTTGGTTTTGGTAGACGGTTTCGCCGAGGGCGTTGTCTACGGCGTGTTCCAATGCTGTATAGGCCCGGCCTAACCGGGTAACGGCTTCTTCGTGCTTCTTGATGGACTTTTCGGCTTTGCGGTCGCGGCTATTGAAAAGGGAAAAGGCGGACGACAAAAAGCCGATAGAACCTTGAATAATGCCTAACGGGTTGGCGGTGGCTATACCCTGCGACAACTGCGAGGCTCCGTCCAACATTCCGCCTATGTCGCCTAATATGGCTTCCGTTTCCTCGTCCATGCTGATGCCCATCTTCTTTATTCCGCTTACCACGCTTCCGAAGCACGACGAAACAAAGGAAATGCTACTACCTATGTCGGCGAAGTGTTCCTTAAACGCCGCGCCTACGCTCTTGGCGGTGCCCTGCTCCTTGTTAAGGGCGGCGTTCAAAATGTCGAGTTGCTTCTGCCCTTCTATGGTAAGTTCGCCCTTAATTTTAAGCCCGTTAAGGGCGGCAATTTTCCGGCGTAGCATATCAACGTAACTACTACCTTCCGCCAATAGGTCGGCGAAGGCTTCCTTAGCGGCTCCGGCTAATGTGGCGTCGCTGCTGTTTATCGCGTCGGTATAGTTGACGTATTGCTTCTTCTTTTCCTCTAAGGACTTTACAAAGGGGTCGTCGCTGTCTAACAGGCTTTCCGCCTTCATCGCGGCGCGAAGCTCGCTAAGGCTCTGCCGAAGGGCCAGGAACGGGTTACGCTGCTGCAACTCGTTTTTAGCCTTCTGTAATTGGTCGTTGATGGCTTTAAGGTCGGACGGGTTGAACTGCGCCGAAAAGTTTATTTTCCGGCTGTTTATGTCGTTCAAAAGCCTGTTAATAGTCGTTGTGGACAGCCGGGAAATGTCGCCGAACAACTGCCCCCAACTTTCGGAAGCCATAAGGCGTTGAGCCGCCAACTTGGAAAGTTCGGTTTGCTGTTTGGTGTTAATCGCCGCTATCATGTCGGCGTTGCCCTGCTGTTCGGCTAATGCGCGTTGGGCCGCGTACTTTTCAAGTATCGCGGTTTCCTGTTGCTGATAGGTTTGGTATTCCTCTAACAGGGCGTCGTACTGCTCGTTCCCGCTACGCTTGGCGTATTCCTCGCGCTTGGCTTCAAGTGCGGCTAAGGCGGCTTCGGCTACGCTGCGTTCGGCTTCCGTGGACGCTTCGGCGGCGCGGCGTGTAAGTAGTTCCTTATTCCGAGCGTAACTTTCTTCAAAGTCTATCTTTTCTTGAAGATAGGCGGCGTATTCGTTTAGCAGGGCCTTCGTTTCCTGTCGCGCCTGTTCCCTTGTGTCGGCTTCGGCGGTGTTAAGAATTTCCGCCTTCGCATTATCCACGTCGGAATTATCCCCGGCAAGTTCGGAACGGCGGCGTTCTATGGTGGCTAACATCTCGCCTATGGTTTTGCACTGTGCTAACTCCTGTTGTAGCTGCGCGTCGAAGGCGGAAATAACCGATTCGCGGGTGGCGTTGGCTATCTCGTTGTTAAGGGTCGAAAGGTTACGAAGGTCGGCGGCCGTCTTGGAAGCCTTAGCGGATATGGTGTCGCGCTGACGTTCCAAATAATCCAAATAACTGCTGCCTTCCGCCAATAGGGGCGCGAACTCAGAAGCGGCGGCGTTCCTTACGGTTTCGTCGCTGCTTGTTATCCACTTCAAATATTTTTCGTAAAGTCCTTTTCGGGTCTGTAACTGCTCGGCGTATTCGTCGGTTTCATTCTTGGCGGTGGAAGATGTATTATTCCCACCCGAAGAGCCGCCCTTATTGTTACCCCCGGCGCGTAATACGTTAAGTTCTTTTAGTTCTTGCTCCGTAAGGGCTAATTCCCGTTTAACGTAGCCCGTGGTCTTGTCTAATTCCGCTTGGGCTTCGCTGTGGATCCTTTGATTCGTGCTTCGGGCCTGCTGTATTCGGTAGGCGTTAATAGCATCTATGGCCTTTTGTGTCGGTTTGAAGTCGCCGCCTTCCATTGAATACCAGGAACCGTCGTTATATGCGTCGCCGCTTCTGCTGACTGCTCCGGCGGCTTTCATCGCTGCTACGAGGTCTTTGGCGGCTTGACTGCCGGGCGTAATGTTTCCGCCTTTGAACTGATGGTAGTAGCCGCCCCCGGCTACGGTTTGGTCTGCGTTAATTACTTGGTTGTAATATTCTTCGTAAGCCTTCATTTGTAGTTCTTGAAGGGCTAACGCTTTAGCGCGAAGTTCCAACGCCTTAATTACGTTCTTGGTGTTGCTGACAAATACGCGGTCGGCGTCCGTAAGGTTGTTAACTGACAGCCCCAAATTGTCGAACTCGGTAGCGTTGTCTTTTATCCATTGTTGCTTCTCGGCGGCTGTCTTTAATTTGCTGTATTCGTCGCGTAGTTTAGCGTATTTCCCCACGAGGTCGGCGGACTTGCCCGCCATTGTCTTGTGGTAGTCGTCGAACATCTTACGGGCAGTTTCCGTACTTTTGGCGGCTTCCTTCGTTGAACCGCTGAACTTCTCCCAAAGGACAATAGCGGCGGTAATGGCTACGGAAAGGCCGAGGGTTAAAGTTGCCATCAATGCTTTGGCGGCTACGGTGGAAATTCCCAACGCTACGGAAAGTTTGTTAGTTGCAACGGCTAACAATTCCTTCGCCTTGGCTACCGTTACCAACATAAACGCGCTATCCTTGTTTAGGGCGTTGGCGACTTGCTGCAAGCCCATCGTTATGGACATAAGGGCCTGAACCTTCAACATAATTTTTTGAAGGTTTTCGTTCTCTCCGGCGAAAAGGGCTACCGCGCCTTGTGCCGCGCTGAACGCTCCGGCCACGCCGCTAAGTCCGGCTATCATTCCTTGAAGCCCGGCGTTATCGTGGCTAAATATTCGGGCCTGGGTCTGTGCGTCGCCTATGGCATCGGCAAGTCGTCCGGCTTCTCTTTGCAACTGCTTGAAGGTGTCAGTTCCACGCAGTCCGGCCTGTTCCATCTGTGCCAACTGCTCCCGGACGTTGCGGAGCTGCATCCTTAGTGAAGTGTGCGCGTTGGCGTTCTGCTCGGCGGCTTGCTGTGCCTTCTTTAACTGCTGTTCCTCACGCAGAAGGGCGTCGGCTTGTTTCCCGGTTTCGTCTATTACCTGTTGGCGTAGGTTTATTTCTTCCCTTATTTGGGCTTGCTTTGCTTGTAGGGCTGTGGCTTCTTCCTTATTCCCGGCGGAAAGTGCCTTAGACGCTTCCACGCCGAGGCGTTTATATTCGTCTTCCAACTCTCTAATAGCAGCCTTGTTGGTGTCTACTATTACGTCTATGTTGGCAAAGGCTTTGTCAATGGCTTGGGCGGCTCGGTTAAACGCTCCGTCCATCTCCTTTCCACCTAATACCGCCGCGCCTTGAAACTCCTGTATAGCCTTCTTACTTTCGTTAAGAACGCTAAGGAGTTGTTTGTTGGTGCCGGAAATTTCAAACGACAGCCCGCCGCCTTGTATATTCATCGGTTAATACGGTTTATTAAGTCCATTACTTCCGCCGCGTTCTCGTCGGTAAGGGCTATTTCCGTGGTGTCGCCGCCGGAAGTGTTTCCGCTTTTGCCCTTTTCCTCAACGCCGGGCGCGTCTATTAACATTCGTTGTACTGCTCCCCACGCTATCCCGTGGAGAAGGTAGTCCAACGTCCAGCCGAAGTGTGCGCAAACGGAACCCCGGCGGCCGTGTGGACTTTTTAGGCCTGTTGCTCTATACGAGTCGCTTCCGGTTCGCTTGTTCGCGTTGCGCTCATCAACCGCATAGAGTTCACAAAATCCCCTAAGTTGCTTACGTTCGTTATTATAATAGCTAACGTCAGCAACTCGGACGGTTTAAGGGTATGGAAGAAAAGCCGGGTAAGGTCGCGTAGTGCCTTGCGGTCTTCCTTCCGGCGGTAGGTCGTGCCGTCGAAGGTCGCTATATAGTAGTCTTCGCCCAATACTGCCGTAGCCACGACTTCGGCGAGCTGCTTGGCTTCCTTGTTGGCTAAGGCGCGGGCGGTGCGTAGGTAGTCGTCATCGCCTAACTTGGTTTCGTCTATCTCCATTTGAAGCCAAAGAAGACTAAGGCGGTCTAAGGTGGCTAAGGTCGGTTCTTTGATGGTGTAAACCTTCGTTTCCGTTACCTTATCACGCCGACGGAAGAAGCCCCAAAAGCCGGGCTTCCGGGTGTAGTGCGTTATCTCCACGTCGAACGTAACGCCTTCGCCTATCATCTTCCGCAGTTCGGTCTGCTCACGGGTAAGGGCTTCTAATTTTTCGTCCTGTGTCATTTGTCGTAAATGTTAAGACGGCCCCGGAACTATGTAGCGGGGCCGTCCGGGTTGGTGGTTGTGGGTCGTCTTCTTAGTTCCCGGCGGGCGGGTTGACGTAGCCGACGTAAAGTTTTTTAAGGCTTGACGTGTTCGGCTTCATGACGGTGGCGGTTACTTCAAGAAGAAGCAGGCCCTTCTTGGAAAATTCGCCGTTGAACTTCGCCTTAATCTTGGCGCGGGGAACCTGGAACTTCAAGCCCTTGCGCGGAAGAATGATAAGCGATTCTTCGATGGTTGCCGCTACGTCGGGGTACGCCCAAATATTCGTAGCGATTTCGCCGCCGAAAAGTCGTTTAAGGGTGTTAAGGTCGGGGTTCATGACCGAAAAAGTGAAGGTAGTCTTACCGGCCTTCTCGATGGTTTCGATGGGGTCGTCTTCTTCCTCGGCGTAAAACTCCGTTTCCTCTCCGTCTTCCTGCGACATCTTGGCGGTGTCTTGGTAGGTAAGGCCATAGGGCGTGTAGCCCGTTTCGGTAAAGTCCGCCGTAGTCGGCTCGCCTTCCTTACCTAAAATTTTGGATAGTCCTAATGTTACTACCATAGGGTTTCGGGGTTATTGGGTTAATGTATATTCCAGCTAATTCTCAAATTGCGGTAGTGCTGCTTTACCTCAATCTCTTTAATTGTCGTGTCGCTCTCTATCCAATATTCTAAGTCGTCCACGTTCTGCGCGTCTAAGTGTGCAAACAGGGCGTCGCCAATTTTGCGTAGGCGTTCCCGGTCGGCTTTACGCTGTTCCCGTCCGTGTATCTTTACCTTCTTGTCGGGGGCGAAGATATTTACGTTCGAGGTGCCTGTCTGCGGCTTTTCGCCTGTTACGGTTATAGTGTTTATTACTATGTCCTCGGCTTCGCTGTCGTCCGGGCGTTCGCCCTGCACATATACGCCCCCGGAAATTTTGACCTTCCCGGAAGTTACGGCTTCCTTCACTATCCTGTAAAGGATGTCGTCGGTGTCTATGCTGCTGCAATGTTTCACTAATTAAAGGCGTTTTGAACGTTTGTTACTAAGTCGGCTAACTCTTTGGCTATTTGTTTTTCGGCGTACTTCTCGGCGGAAGTCAGGACGTCGCGGCCTTTGCTCTCGACGTGAACGGCGTAGTTCATACCCGCTACCACGACTAAGGCGTAGCCGTCCGTCTGTCGGCTTCCAACTTGAAGGGCTAAACGCTGCCCTTCGTTTACTCCTTCGTGGCCGCCCTTGACTGCTCCAAAGGAAACATTTACGGGCTTGCCGTCCTTGACGACGACGTAGCCAATAGACGAGCGTAGGTTTCCCGTTTGGTCGTGAAAACCGCGCTCCGGGGGTATCAGCTTCGCTAACTTTACAGCTTCTTCCCCTACGCGGCAAAGGCTTTCAATTATCTGCCTTTCCACTTCGGCGAGGAACGCCTTAAAGGTTTCGTCTAAACTGCCCTTGAAGTTTGCCGTTATACCCATAGCCTACAATGAAGTCGCCCGTTATCGAATTTCAAGCACTCGCCAATAACTCTAACTATGCCTTCCGTTTGGGCTTCCTGTAACTTGACGTCGGTAAGCTCGTCCGGCGTTAATTCGCGGTCTGCCGCCGCTACCTCTACGCCTACCGTTACGCGGGTCGTTCCCGCCGGAAGTTGTATAAGGGAAGCGAAGGTTATAAACCGGCCGTTCGCCGCCTGTATCTGTGTGCCTTTGCCGTTCGTTTCCTCCCGGCATGAAGCCCACAATTTCCACGCCGCGCCCGTAGTCTGCCAACTTCCGTTAGCGTCCTGCGTCGCTTCCGCGTCGCTTTGGCGGACGTAAAGGAAGTGAGGGTATTGGTGGTTTATAATCTCTTGAATTGCTACCATAGTCGGCTTCGGTTTCTTACCTTCGGCGCGTTGGCGGGGGTTAGCCCTATTTCGCCGCAGGTCTGGTTATACCAAAACTTTATAGCTTCCCAATTCCACGTTACAGAATAGCCGCCTTCGCTGACATTCGCCAACGGAATAATTGAGCCGAACTCTTTGCAAAGGGCGGTTTTCGCTACCCTTACGTCTACGTCGGCGTCCGGGTCGGGAATTATCCCGGCTTGGTTGGCTAATATCAGTTCCGCGTCGGCGTTGCTAATGCCGAAGCGGGCTACGGTGCGGTTAAGCCATTCTTTGTAGGTCATATTCGGAAGGTTTTAGCCGGGAAGCCCAACGGAAGCCCCGGAAGACTCCCCGGCTGTTAGGGTTAGTGGTTCCACGTATTCGCGTCGGTGGACATAAGCCACGAGTCGGAGGACGTTTCCCACGCGGGGAAGGCGTTAGCAATGCCCATCGTAACTTCCTCTAACGGCTCTTCGTTAGCGAACTTCTTGATAAGGGTGTGGCCGTTAAGTGTCTTAATGGCTACTGAACCCTTTACGTTAAGGTCTGCCGGGCGTTTCCAATAGGTATGGCCCAAAACCTTAGACGCGCTGAACATTACCACGTTCGTAGCGAATGGGTTGCCGCTGAATGGGCGGCTACCGTCGCTAAGTTCGATTGTAATGTCTTGGTCGATAACGATTATTTGAAGTCCGTAAAGGTAGGAAAGTCCGCGAAGGGCGTTGTTTACCTGTTCGAGGCTCGGTGTCTGCTGTACGCCGAGGGCGTTGGCTGCGAAGGAAGCACAGGTTTTCTGCACTTCTTCCGTTTCCGTGAACTCGGCGAAGGTTTCCGTATTCATAAAGGCGTATTTAAGGGTTACGCCCTTTTTCTTCGCCTTCTTGCATACCGCCTTGAAGTCCTTGGTAATAGGACGGGCGGAAGAAGAATTAGCCCACGATGCGGATCCGGTTTGGAAGCCTAACTTTTGTTCGGCGGGGATAAGGTAGTCCACGTCGTATTCGGTAAGTACCGAAGTGTTGTTTTCGTTGGTAAGCGTAATTTTGCCGAGGGAAATGGACTGCAACGCTATCCACTCCAAACGGGCGGCTACGCCATCCCAACAAAACTTAGTGTCTTCCGCCCACGCTTCTACAAGTGCGCGAAGGTCGGGGTTCTGAGAAGTACGGGCTATCATAAGGTCGTACTCGTCCAGCTCGTCTTCGTTCTTGGAGGA